TGACCCTGTGGAGGACCGTATCCTGTATAACCCCAGGCATCCGCAGTTTTCCACGACCGACTTTGAAATGGCAAACACACATGAGCTCGCGCACCGGACGGATGTACTGAATGCGCAGGGGTACAAAAACAAAGCATTTGTGGATGCGATTTCAGACGCTTCAAAAGCTGTTCTGGATAACGCCGAGGGATTTCAGCGTGTAGCGCAGGCAGTACGCAGCGATTTGATGAAAGACATCCTCAGCGCGCTCAGCTCCGGGCGGCTTGACACAGGTTTCGGGCACAAGGCTGAATACTGGGCAAAAAATTCAGAAGCCGTCCCGTTGGAGATATTTGCGGAACTCTTTACGATGGAAACACGGAATGATTCGGACCTGTCCTTCGTTAAGAAGCTCTTCCCCGGCCTGTGGAAAGAATACCAGAAACTGTTTTAGGAGGTATGTGTCATGCCTATGCCCATTACACCGGAGCTTGCAGCCTTCATGAGGTCGCTTGGGTACGACCAGCTTCGCCAGGCGTACAAGGAAAAATACGGGAAACCATATCCAATGTTCTGTCTGAGCGAGACAAAGATAAGCGGCGCTGAATATATGGAAGAACTGCGCGCACAATTCCCCGGTGAAGATCTGGATGAACTCATTGAACGATACACCGACCACAGGAGCGAGGAAGAAAAGCGCGCGGAGCTGGATGCTCTGTTGGATGAACTGGTGCGCCGGCAAAACCGGCACGCACCCTGACCTGCGTTTAAACGGCTGTTTAAGCGCCTTTAAATGATAGCTGAAGGACCCCTTCACGGGGGTCCTTTTGTTATGCCCCAATATATATTGTATCTAAAAGGAAGGAGACTGACGACATGGCATTGGAATTTGCCAAAGAGCTTCTTGGCGACGCCTACACCG